GCCGTGTAATCAGTTGCCATTGGTGCCTCCTATTGGCTCTCGTAAGGGAAGCCCCATTTGGCTTCGAATAGTTGCTTGTTCTGTTGGAAGCTGCGCCCCATGCCATCCGGCCGGAAGGTGCTTTTCAGCGCCCGGTGGTCCACAAAGCACCCGTCGTAAATCCCCAGCCCTAAGCCCGCCTTGCGCACCCGGTAGCTATAGTCGCCGTCCTCCACGCCGTAATCGAGCGCGTAGCGTTCATCAAGCGCCCCCACGGTTGTCCATACCTGATGCCGAATCAGCACGCAAATAAAGCAGAGCATGGTTGGTTCCTTGCGCACCCCGATGCCGCCGGTGGGTTGCATGCGCGGGTTGCCGGTGGAGTTGGTGGTGGCGCTTATAATGCCGAACTCCGGGTGGAGCGTACTTTGCCGGATCATTTCGCTGAAGCCGTTCTTGGTCTTTAGCAAGGCATCGTCGTTCATCAGGATTACGTATGGCTCCCGATCAAAGGCTTTCCACATGCCACGGTTGGCATTGCGGGCGAAGATAAAAGGCTTGGCCCCTTTCACCCGCGTTAGCTTGGCTTGCTTTATGTACTCATGCACTTTGCCGGTTTCGTCGTCGTCCACCACCACAATGTTCTTCGGCTCCAAGCCACGCTCATAGAGGAGAACGGCGGAAGCGCACTCGCGCAGGTTGTACACGTTGCGCGAGGGAATTACGACACTAAAGTCGTTTCGCATACGCAATCTCCTTCCGGCAACATGGCCGCAACCAACGCATACGGTGCCGCCATCCACATTGGCTCACAAAGGTAGTCCTTATTGCAGGTATTACCCGCGTGTATGCGGGCAATCATGCGGTCGCCCGCCGCTTTGGTAGACATGGCCCGCCGGTGCTGCGCGTTATAGATAAACGCGGTGTCCTCGGCCACGGCAAGGTCAGGGAACCGGTGCGCCTTCCAGTACTCGCGGGTGTACATCAGGCTTGTGCCCATGGCGTACAGTTCCGGGTTGCGGTACAACCACGCCTTGCGCTGCTCCTCCGCAATAAAGTACATCTCGTTGTAGCCAACCATGCTCACGCTCATCGAAAGCATGTAGCGGTGCTGTTCCATTAGGCGCATGGGGTGGCTCCAATCGTCGTCGTCCCAATGCGCCAGTATCGTGCCTTGCGCCCGCTCCGCGCATGCGTTGCGCATTGCGCCGGTGGTATACCGTGGCCCGTCGATGCGGTAATAGCGTATCCGGCCATCGCAGGGAACCAAGTCGGCAATAATGTCGGTCCCGTTGTCCAATACCGCCAATTCCTTATTGGGATAGGTTTGCGCCTGGAAGCACCGTATAGCCGCCGGAATATACCGCCGCCGGTTGTAGGTGGGCATTACGCAACTGACCAACGGATAGTTATACGTCATCGAGCGTCTTCCACTTGTCCTGTTGCGGGCGCTTGTTAAGCACCACTTCTTCGGTTGCCTCGTCCTCGGTGCCCATTGCCGCCGCTACCGGCTCCCGTGTAACGTAAGTCTGTACAAGGTACAGCACCACTCGCGGCGGCTCGGTGGCGTCCTCGCATGCCTCAAGGCGCGTAACACCAAAGCCGTTGTCCTCGGCAAAGCGCACAATGTAGTCCACGGCAATGCGGTCTAGCGTCATTTGTCTATTCAAAGGTTTCCACCCGCACCCGCATAACGCCGTGCAACGTCTCCACATCGAGGATTACTTCCACGTACTCGGCATTGCAGGCAACCGCCGTCTTGCCGTTGATCGGCGGGTTGGTTCGGTGCAATACCGTAATGGCCCGCCCCATGATTTGCTTTACCCGGCTTACCGGCGCATCCCGGTCCCAGAAGTCCAGTTGCAGGGTTTCGCTACTGCCCGTCTCGTTCAGCGTGTCGGCTGGCACCGCCGTCGCGGGTCCGATCGTGACATAGGGCATTGGCTGGTTCTGGTCCGGTCGATCCATAAACCCGGTCACCATGCCCATAAACGTAGCGTCATTGGCTAGCGCCGTGTATACCGCTTGCTGTACTTCCCAAAGCTGTATCATGCTGTTTCCGCTTACGCTTGCCGCGCCCCGCCGCCGCTACCGCACAAATGCAATGCAAAATACAGCGGCGGCACCGCTGGCATAAAAGCACCCGGTGGCAGAGATAGCCTTTGCGCTCCTCGTAGGGCTTGCAGTCAACGGCTTGTGCTTCCACCGGCATTACCCCTCGGCCCGCTTACGGAGGCGTGCCCCGCCGCTTTAGCACGCGCAACAGCGGATCGTTCAGCTTGGCTTTTTCGGCCCGGAACATCTCGATGTGAACCACCTCACCATCGCGCTTAATGCGGTACAGTGCGTTCTCGTCGGGGTGCGCCAATGCGGCAAAAAAGCCTCTGGAAAAACGTATGCCGTCGATCTCGATTAGATCCAGGTACGGATCAATCCTGATAAATGGCGGTGCCGGTAAAGACATATTGAATAGATTCATCGTTTTGGGTCACTTTAAATCTCCTGGTACATCTTTCCAATTATCCCGGATTCTGGCAAGGAATTTTGTGCGCTCCTCCTCAAAGGCGGGGAACAAGTATGGCCGCGCCGGTAACCCGTGCAACGAGATCTTTTTTGCTATCACGTAGGCAAACCCCTCCGGTATGCCATGCCTTCGGCACCACTCACGGATAGGTGCCAGCGGCGGAAAGTGCGGTCTGGCACCGAACTCGATAGCCTTGGCGTATTTAACATCGGTGCCAACGCTTTGCGCAAACCCGCTTTGAAAGCTGACAATCTTTATGCTGGCCCGCAACCGCCCGGTGTCTACCGCTTTCTGGTCGGTGATGTTGATCTTGGCCGCTTTCTGGATTGCCAAGGCATGCGCATAGATGGCCGCTTTACTTGCGGCCCCGCCCGCAATAATGGCGCGGTCGATGTTGGCCCGCAGTTCCTTGTCGCCGGTCCAGGTTACAGCGTCACTCGCCATATTGCTCCTCGGTTTCGATCTCCAACCACGTGTGCCGCTCCTCTACATCCACGGTGCCCAGTATTTGTAAGGTGCGGTCGCCGTACTTAATTCGCATCTCGCCCTTAAGCCCTTTTACATAGCGGATCACCACTAGGATTTGCTCGGTACTTGCCGTCTCCCCGCCCATAAAGCGTTCCCGGCTGGTGCGCGGGTGGATCATGGCCGGTACTTTAACCGGCGGCGATAGCGGTAGCCACTGGCTGGTGTGCCCGCCGCCGCCATCCGGTACTTTTACTAACGCCAGTATTTCGATCCACTCGCGCAGATCGCTGGCTTTGTAGGCCATGGTTCCCGGCATTGGTTAAACCATGATGATTTGGTACGGTCGCCACAAGTCATACACCGTGGGCGGTATAACACCGGCAACTTCAGCCGTGGTGGCCGCGCCCGCGTACTCGGCTTCGTACGGTTCGCCCATCCTGTGCTCGTACAGCATGGTGGCGTACTCCAGGATGCCCGTGCGCAATGGCCCCGGCACGCTCTCCGGTGCCTCGCCGTAGCCAACCTTGAGCGTAATCTTGATGCCCTTTTTGGGGCGGAAATAAGGTAGCCAATCCATAAAAATAAGGGTCCGCCCCGCTAAGGTATAAATCAGTGGGTCGGCTACGGTCGGTTGGTTGCCGTTGTCGTAGCACGTAATGGATAGCACCTCCTGTATAGGAGGCCTTGGTAGGTCTTCGATAACGCCGGGTCCGTCCCAACTGTCGTACCAAACGTCTATGGTTTGCGAGATCAATGCGCACCGGGTAAAACCTTCGCACCGTTGCCGCGCCGCTATAATCTGCGATTCGAGTAAGGCGTCCTGCTTTAGCAGTTCCGCCGGGTCGGGCGGATCCACAATGCGGGCGTGGCCCTTTAGCTGAGCCACGGTAACCGGCTCCTCCTCGGGAGGCGTAACAACAATGATCTCGTTGAACATGGTTCAGCGGTTGTCGCGGTTCTTTTGGTCCTTGTCGGCGGCTTTACCGGCATCGGTGCGGGGTGGCGCGTCCTTATCCTTGTCCCGCTCCTCATGGCCCCGGCCCACTTTGCGCTTGTCGCTGTCTTCCTGGGTTTCGGCTTCGCCCACGGTGTCGGCCACTTTGATCTTTTCAAAGCGCCCGAGCCGGTTGCGCTCCCGCTCTTCGTACTCCTTGGCTACGCGCTTGCCCTCGGCTTCAAGAAAGGCCCGCCGCTTAGGGTCGATCTCGGCCCCGCCCTTTACCGGCACAATCTCAACGTGCTTGTCACGGTCCTTGTCCTTGTCCGCTAGCGGCCCGCTGTAGCCTTGGGTGCGCTCCTCGGGTGACTCGCTATCGCTGGTTTCCCCCATAAGCCCCTGTGTGCGTTGCTCCGGGGTTTCGGTGGTTAGCTTTTGGCCTTTGTCTTCGTACTCATGCGCCATCTTGTTTTGGTAGTCCTTGAGCGACTTGCTTTCGATGGCCATGTCGGAGCGGATTAGCTCTTGGGCGTAAGTGTCCTCAAGTTCAAGCACGGTGCCCCGGTGTATTACCTCGCCTTTGCGGTCACGCGGGCGAAAGGTTTTGGTGGCTGTTACTGTTTTCATAAAGACCTCCTTTAAAGAGGACCGCCCCCGCCTTAGAAGAGTCCTTCGACAAAGGCTGCGGGCGTGTACACCGCAAAGGCCAACCGTTCCTCGGCCAAAATACTGACCATATTGCGTACAAAATCATCCTCATTTTGTCTCGCTATTTCCACGGTTGCATTCATGCGATCAAATATTTGAGCGCCGGTTGCAAAATTGCCCACAAGGAAGGTGCCCGCTGGCATGGTTAAGGACTCCACCACGCGGTAGCCCCATAGCCTTGGCGTTGTTTGCGCGACGGGATTCGAGAGGATGTAGTTGCCCTTATTGGCCCCGCCCTCTTCGGTCTTGACCAACTCAATGTCGTGCCAATCCTTTGGTGCCAGCACGATAGCCGTTGGCAAGTACTTGCTCAGCGTTACTTGCAGTAAGGCGTGGCGAAGCTTGTCGATCTTGGTGTCACCGGCCACGTTCATGCTGGCGTTGTATACCGCCGCTTGTGGAATCAGTCCCAACTGGTTGCCGTTGTTGCCGTCGCCCAGCAACAATTGCTCCTCTTCCTCCAGCGCCAAGCCGTACAATAAACGGTTGTTTATTTCGGATTGCAGCATGGGCGCATCGTCCAATATTTGGCGGCTGGCCTTCATATAATGGCCGATTGTTGACACCGGGCGCTGTACAAGCGTCCAGGAAAGCGTGCTTTTCGGTTTTAGGGCACCGTCAATATATCCGGCGGGTGAACCAACGGGGCTGGTGGGACTCCATTGCGGCCCCGCATTATTTGTAAAAGTATTTTCTTTTACAAACTCAATCATATTGGTGCTGGTGCGCCCGGTGGGCAGCAACGTGCGCACCGTAAGCGGAACATTGGGGATGCCGGTAATACCGGCAATGCGCTGCGGTGCAAGCAGCGATGTCGAGTTGGTGGTAACCAAGTCGCCCGCCGCCTTCTCGGCTTGCCAAAAGCTTGCAACCTCAACCTTGCGGCTTACGCCCGAGCGGGCGGCAACCGCCTCTTTAAACTGTTCGCTCTCGACAAAGGTCTGCCCAATGCTCTTGGACTCTTCCTTTTGCTTTGGCCCCCACTTCTCCAGGTCGTTAACCTTGGCTTGCAATTGCCCAATGGTTTCGGCAACCTTGGCCTTTTCCGAATCCTGCGCCGCTTTGGTTTCGTTGTAAGCGTTGGTTAACCGTTCGCAGTCTTTGGCCATGGCCACAAGCTGTTCTTTGGTCTCGGACGAGATAGCGCCTTTGGTGCGTATCTCCTCGATGGAAGCGTTGGTTTTATCCGCCTGTTTTGTGATGAGGGTCTTTACCTCATTAAGCAGTTCCATTTGATCCATTGGAAAGGGTTCTCCTTGATAAATTTTCGGAATCGGTCACGCCGCGATACTGCTTAGAAAAGCCTTTGCATCGAAGTCATCGTGCATTGCCTTTAGTGCCCGCCGTATCGACTCGTCCTCACGTTCCTGTTCCTCCGGATCCACGTCCCGCTTCTCCGTCAGTAAGGTTTTAAAGCCCTCAGCGATTGCCCGCTTGGCTTCCTTAGCCGTCAGGCCAAATACGTCCCGTAGTTGGTCTTCGACTTCTCGCGCCGTCATCTCGCCCAAACACTTAACCCGGTTGACTACCGCGCTTGGGTTCATGGGGAACGGCGTGGCGCTGTATTCGTGCAAATCGATTTGCTTTAACAGCCGCACACCGCCGTCCATAACAAAGCCTTTTTCGGGCACGCTGTACCCGATGCTTAAGCCTTTGAGAGCGCCCATGGTCATAAGCTCATGCACCTCGCGCCCGAGTTGCGTGCCCATGGCCAACTTGGCCCGCACGTACAAGCCGCGCTGGTCCTCGCTGGCGCTCTTGCCCACGCCGACAATTTGATTGCGGTCGTGGTTAAACAACATGGGGATTTCCCCTTTGGTCTTACGCAGCGTGGTTGTAAACGCGCCGGGTAATACCTTGTCCTTGCCTAAATCGAGGTCATAGGTGGAGGCCCATCCTTCCATCTCGCCTTCGCCGCCAAGCTGCTTTACTTCAAACTGGAACTCCAGCTTTTCGATTTGCATAATGCGCCTCTCCCGTTCCTCTTACTTTTGCGGCGGCGGCAACCGCTTGCGCCGCACTTCCCAAATCAGCACGCCAACCGCTACGGCCACGATCAACACCACAAGCGCGAACTCGTTTTGTGGCGATAGATTGCTCATTCGATAACCACCTCCGCTTCGGTTTCGATCCACACCTTAGCGCCGCACCCGAGCGGCTTCTCTGGCCTGTACACCACTTGGCTCGGCCCAAGGATGGTCACGGTCTTGCCGTAGTAATTGCGCCCGCCCCGCTTAACCGTCAACACCGGATCGGTGGCACCGCTTTTACGGTTGGCGTCGATCTTGTGGCGGTTGACATGTATGCGGCTGATCATGCGTTATACTGGCCTCAAGGTTCATATAGAGATTTAAGTTAATCCCCAGAAGGCCCGGTTTCCCAGACCGGGCCTTTCGCTATTCGTAGCGGACCTCGTAAACCTGCGTACACCGGCATTGGATAAGGTTGTTACCGCTTGCGCCTAGGCTGGAATCGCCGGGGAACATCAGCCGTTGGCCCATTACGATGTACGGCACATCCATGTGCTGTTTCTGCCCATGCGCATGGGCGTGTGCATCCCTAGTGCGCCGGTCAAAGGTGGCCAACCACTCCTTGTTCAGCGGAAGGTGGCTGGCCTTAGCCGCCGCATGGCTGCCGAGGTTGCTGGCGCTGATTACTTCCGTCCGCGCAATGCGCTCGGCCCTTATGTTGCCGAAGCCCCCGTACATCCCCTGTAGGCGCTTGGATAGCTCAAACGTGCCCTCGCCCGCCGCCGTGCCCGCCGCCAGTTCGCGCCGGATAGATTCCTTGGTGGTATCGCTAACACCCACAACCCGCTTTGCGCCTTCGGTGGCAATCCAGTTAAGTACGATCTCGGTAAAGATGTCCGCGCCCAGCTTGGTTTGTATGTCGTACCCGCCGGTCTTAAGGCCTTGCATGGTGCGCCGCCCGAAGTCCTCGCTTACGGCAAGGTATAGGCGCTTGTACAGCAACTCCCACGCCGGTTCTTGCTTGGTAACCGCTTTAATGGCCGCGCCTTCACCGCCATCACGGTACGCCTTAAGCACAAAGTTGGATTCGATCTCGAACCGCTCGGCAACCTCGGCTTCGGCCCGCACGTACCATAGTTCGCGGCGCTCCTCGAAAGCTTTGCCGTGGTTGTCCTTTTCTTCCTCGCTAAGGAGGTTAAAGGCCTTGAACTCGTACCCGGCGTATAGCTTTTTGCCGGTGCCATTGCTGATAACGGCTACCGGCTTTTTGGCACCCGCCGGTTGTCCGTTGGCTCCCGGCGCACCATCCGGCGGAGCGTCCAGCGCCAGCGGTGGAGGCTCAGGCGTAGCCGGTACTTCAGGCTTTGTAACATCGGCATAATAGCCGTCCTCGTCGTCGGGAATGGCATCGTATTTAAGCTCGTCGCGGCCCTCGCTGCGCTTGATAAGGCCCACTTCGAATAACGTCTTAACGCGGGTGGCTTGGGTGTCTCTGTCCTCGGCTAAGGCGTCGATGGAATCCTTATCGAAATCTATAAAAGCCCCGTCGTACAAAGGACTTAGCCAGTTGTTAAGCGCATCCCGGAGTTTGGTTAACGCCGGGATAACAGCCTCTGTATATAAGGACCGGCGCTCCTCCCTGCTATTTGCATAAGTCTTTACCTGTGTATCACCTACCATTCCGCTGGGAACCCCAAACACCGCTGCAATGTCTCGCTTCGAAGACAGCTTGGACTCGTTCAGCGCCCCATCCACCGGCTTGTAGCCCATCTCCTTCCACTCGGCGTCTTGCAGTACCAACACCTCGCCCTGATCCGCCGCCCGCTTAAGGCCCATTTTTAGGTCACGCACCTGTTGGTCGGTATACCCGGCACCGCCGCGAATGGTAACCGCCCCCGGTGGGTAGCCTTTCTGTAACAGGCGCTTGTACAAGGCGCTGGCCTCGTTGCTTGTGTCGATGGTGTACGCGGCGGCTTCCAAGGGGCTCATCCCGTAGTAATCGTCTAGCGGGTTATAGAGCTTCAAATGCAACATTTCCCATGTGTCAAAGCGGATGGCATCGCCCCCGGCTTTGTACTCATAGCCGCCAACCATGGTCCTTACGTTGCCCTTGATCACCTTGATACGGTCTGGCCGATGGCTGTACAGGAACACCGGCGGCTGGCCCTCGGTGCCTCCACTGCGCTCGATGTAGGCATTGCCGCTGATCATCAGGTAGCCTAGGACGCTTTCCTTGAAGTCGCTCTCGTTGCCGTACTCATTCGGTTGGCGTAACAGCTTGAGCAGCGGGTGGCTTTCCTTAACGCTGGTGCCGCCTTCCTTGTTATTAACGAGCCACGGTATCTGCCTTGCGCTGCGGATGATTAGATTGATGCAAGCGTAAACATCGGCATTGGTCTGGTAGCCAACCCGCGCCAATTGCTCGTAGTCACGCGGGGTCCATACCGGCATGTCCAACCCCAACGTGATGAGCGCGGGGAGAACACGGCTTTCCTTCTTTTCGTACCCGAATCTGCGGAGAAAGCTTTCAAACATTCAGTAGGTCGCTAAACCCAAAAGGCGCGGGGTGCTAACTGCTTTTCGAGCATCAACTCGGTAAACGCCCAAACGTAAGCATCGAGCCGGTTCGGGCTTTGTTCGCCCGGTATTTTGCCGGTGTATTGGCAGAGTTCATCTTCCAGGAAATCAAACGGCCCGACATGCGAGATCTTGCCTTGTTCTACCAATGCGGCAACCGGCTCGGCCCTTGTAATCTTGCCCCGGCTGGCGCTTACCGCTTTATACGGAACGTCCTTGTCTATGGTCCGTAACAGCGCCTCGATCATGTCGCCGCCGTTGTTTACCTCGGCCACTATCCGGTCGCCCTTTCTTTCATGGAATAGGCCAATGGCACGGCGCATCCAGCCATCCGCTGAAAGCTTGCAGGTTGCATCATCTAATAAGTAGCCGCGCCCATCAGTGCCCAGCCCCGCCACTACAATCCCGGTATCGTCGCTGGTGTCCTTACTTGTTACCGCCGGGTCAATGGCCACGACAATGCGTTGTAGGTCGCGGGGCTTAATGGCCGCTATCCGCTGCGTATCGAACCAGTCGCGCTGGAAGATTGCGCCTTCGATATCCTCAAGGATCTCGGCATGCAGTTCCTGCCGCCCCAGCCGCGTACCCTCGTACCGGCTGATGATCTTGCTATAGAACGCCTCGGCGAGGTTGGCTTTGTTCTCATAGGTATTGCCCCTCGTTGTTACCGTGCCCGGATCCGCCAGTATCTGCTTAAGCAACCGCAGCGGCTTGGGCGTGGTGGTTACTACTTGCTGCGGGCGGCTCCCCAGCCGCAATCCCATTTGCAGGTTGCTCCAGGTGGTGCCGGTTTCCCCGGCATCATCTTTATTGGCGTCATAGAAGGTCGCTAGCTCATCCACCCATGCGGCATCATGCGCGGGTCCGCGTAACAGGTCGGGCTCCTCGCTGGAGTACGTAATGGCGATAGCGCCGTTCGGGAACGTCACTTGCCGCCGGGATGGCTCATAGGCCACGCGCTGCGACGGTGGAAACACGCTTAACAACCCGGCTTCGCCCTCAACCATGGTTTTCCGGCAATCGGCGCTGGTCCTGCCCACCAAGGCAATGCGCCGCCGCCCATGCCGCATAACCTGTTCGCGCACCCACTCCGAGCCGGTCCTGGTCTTGCCGAAACCACGGCCCGCGATTATGGCCCATGTGTGCCACGGCCCCTCGGGCGGGAGTTGGTTCGCCCGCGCCCAAAAGCGCCAATCGTACAGCAGCGACGACGCCTCGGCGTCAGTTAACGCTTGGAGCGCTGTCTTGATCCTGTTGCTTGGCTGCAAGGCTAGCAAGCTTGCTAATGATCTTGTCTCTTGCTTCAGCATCATTAATCGTTAGTTCGCCGCTATGCTCGGTCAACATCTGGTCGCGCTGGCCTAACAGTTGCTTGCCCATCCAGATCAAAAGCGCCGGGTTGCCCGATAGCGCCTTTTGGAATTGCGCATGCCGCAAACTGGCTCGGCCCTTGGCTTTGCCGTGGTCGAGAATATCCCGGATTTCCTTTTTCTTTTTGTGGTGCTTGATAAACGTGTCTATGTTCATGTCGAACCATGCGGCAATCTCCTCGTCGGTGCATTGCATCATGGCCAACTTGGCAAGTTCTTTTAGATTGATTACCTTTTGCGGGCGACCGCCATTTTGAGCTTGCGGCGGAAGCCCCGGCGCTCTAGTGTTGTCGCCCATACTGCCCTTTTATTCTTACGGCTATATCGCTCACGCTATTTGACTAGTCCTTAGCTTTAATAAAATCTCGTTGGCCCGCTTTTTATTGGGCTGTATTACCGCGCCCCATCGCCCCCGTAAATGCTGTATCGAGGCTTGTTCCAGCGCCGGTGTGCGGTACTCTACCGCCCCGCCGCTATTTGAGCGGTGTGTGAAACTGGCCAATATATCGTTGCGCCGCGCAACCACGCCGAATTTCTGCAAGTGCTGCAAGGTGTAGTCGTAGTCTTCTTTTAATCGCAGCGACTCATCGAAATACAGGTTGCACGGCATCACTAGAATAAAGTCGCCCACAATAAACGCCGATGTGGCAATCGGGTTAGCCGGGTTGGAATAAAAGGCATTGTCGGTTGGGGCGCACCCGGCCAAACTGGCTCCCACCTCGGCGCATGCCGCCTGGAGCAGGCGCACCGCCCCGGCAAAGTCCAGCGGCTCGGTGGTCTTACGCGAGGTGGCCCGCCTTAACCGGGTTAAGTCGTCGCTCAACTGGATGCACGGTGCAAGGAGGTGCTTTGTGGCATCACGCAATGCGTGGTTGCGGCTGACGCACAATCCGCCCGATTCGACAGTGACCGGTGCCTCGGTATAAGCCCGCTGTTCCCCATGGCCCACGTACCATGTAGCATTGCCGATAAGCGCCGTCATGGGCGCAATGCGATGCGGACGCGCATGGCTGATAACGGCCACGTAAGCGCCTAGGTCAGGCCGATACATAGGCCTCCTCGGGGGTTTTCAGTTTGGCGTTGAGGCCGATGATTTTGGCGCGTTCCAGTTCCTCGGCGGGTGTGCCGCACTTGAGCATGCGTTCGCGGTAATAGAACACGCACGATACCCGCTCGTACTCGCCGTTTACGCCATGGATGGTTGTGTTGCCGTGCCATTCATGCACGTCGCCTAACAGCACGTCGCCTTGGCGCATATCCACGGCCACGCGGAACTCGGGGAACGCGGTGTAGCCGCCGGTGTATAGGCCCGCCGGTAACGCGCTCATTACGCCGAAGCCTTCCTTAAGGTCGCCCACGTCGCGATGGCCACGGGTGCGGAAGTTGCGGTTCACCGTAATGGTGGTAAACGCCGTGCCGTGGATCACCCATTCCGGGTGCGTGCGGGCCACTACCGCCGCTTGGGCGGCGTGACGCTCGGGCGCGATGGCTTTAAAGTGCTTGTCGGTTAGCTGGATGTAATCCATGCATTCCGCGAATAGGCCGGGATGCTCCAGGTTGAACGCCGTTTGTCGGCAGTAGGGAAACCACGCCGTGCTGGAGGTGCGGTCGATGTTGCCGATAACCGCCGAACCCACGTTGCGCAGTTGCGGATAGCGGGCCATGCGGATGCGGGTTTGCTTACTCAGGCTCCCGTCTTTGCGGCTGGAGCGGCGCGAAAACCCCAATGCGGCAATGGCCCGGTTACTGGGATCGCCTTTGACGGTCCGTAGCACGCTGTAGGCACGTTGGCACACCTCGTCGGGGATAACCGCCTTGCGAAAGTGCAGCAGGATGCTGCCGTCGGGCTTATACACGTCGGCGTCTTCGCGCAATATGGTGTCCACATCGCGCAAGGTTAAAGCCGTGCCTTGCCATGCGGATTGTTGTACCGCCGCGCTGCGCTCGGGATCCTTAAGATGGATCACCCTCATATGGGTTCTTCTTCATTGGCCATCGACTCCACGCATTGCAAAATGGTGTCGGTGGTGGTGCTGGTGCCGAGCTTCCTCGAGCACGTGGCCAGCCAGTCGCGGAATTGCTCCCAGTCGGATTGGGGCACAAATACCTGGATCATGCGCACGTGCTGCGTGGTGGGCAGCGGCTCGGCGGCATCGCCGGGTAGCGCCGTGTTTAAAGCCAGCCCGGTGTGCGCGGTGGTAAACAGGTCATCTATTTCGATCATGTCAAAGCCGGTCAGGGTAAGGTCGATGCTCAGTACACCGAGATCCTCCATTTCGAGCTTTAACAGGTCCCGGTCCCACGTGGTTTCCTCATGCAGGCGGTTGTCGGCCAGCCGGTAAGCTTTAATCTGCTCGGGCGTTAGCTCCTTGGCCACGTGTACCGGCGCATCTTTGAGGTTCAGGAACCGGGCGGCAAAGTGCCGCGCATGGCCCACTACGATTACGCCGTCTTTATCGACAACGATCGGTTGCCGCCATCCGAACTCGGTTAACGAGGCCGCTACTTTGTCGATGGCCTGTTGCGTGATTTTCCGGGCGTTGTTCGGATACGGGATGATCTTGTCGAGCGGCCACATTTCCACCGGGAAGCCGCCGGTAACCGCCGGGGTTTCCATTGGCACCGGGATGGTATCCGGTTGCGGCGGGGTGCCCGGTGGCTTGGGCGGCGCGTCGCGAGGCTTCTTTACCGGTGCCGGTGGCTGCTTAGAAGGGATCGGCGGCTTGATAGGCTTGCCCGGTGCTGGTTTGCTTGCGGCTGCGGCCATGGTGTCTCCCGCTTAAAAACGATTGGTAGAGCTCGTCATGCTGAACGAGGAGCGTAGCGCGGTCGATGCCGTGGTGCTCCCAAAATTTACGCCCGAGCACATGTCGTGCGTCCTTGCCGGTGCGGTGGTGTACGGTGCAAACCGGTAGTGTTTCGTGGTCGCCGC